TGTTTATTATAAATATAATATTATTTTAAAGGATTATAAAGTATCCATATTAACCATTTTTATGTTTGAACCTATTCCCACTGTGTAATTTGCTCCTAAAGGTATTGTAATTGAAGGACTATTATTAGATGTCCAAAGTACTACATTGTATCCTGCAGGTACAACTGTATTTCCTGAGAATGTTGTTGGGTTCCCCATAGCATTTGCCCCTAAGAATCCGTTAACTATAGCATCTCCCTCAACTTGTAAAGCGTTAAAATTTGGACTAGATGAAGATACATGTAATGTGTGTTCTGGATTAAGTAATCCTACACCTGCCATTCCTGAACCTGATACAACAAAATGTGAAGGAGGAACACTTCCTGTAAGGTGGTTAGATGTATGTCCATATTTCCAACCTCCTGCTACGTAAGGATTGTCTGTTATTTGGAAGCTGTGTTTATCATTATGCATTCTGTTTCTAAAATGGCCCCAATTTGTAAAGGTTGATGATCCTGTTACTGTTAAAGATCCTGAAACTACTACTGTAGCCTCTGATCCTGCTCTTCCCCCTCCAAAAGTAATGTTTGGAGATTTAATATCTATTGTATTGCTTGAGGCATATGATGAACTTAAAGTTATATTACTATAAGTTTGTACATATTTTGACCTATTAGCCTGCATTGTTATAGAATACTGTTGATCTGTAAAATCTACATATGAAGTTGGTATTTCATCAGATTCTGCTATTTCGTCTTCAGATCCTAATAATTGGGGAGCCCATCTATTAAATCTACTTTCATATTGTCTACTTGCTTCCCTTCCATCATCCAAAACATAGGTTTTTGCAGATAAATCTGAAACATCTCTAATTGATTTACCTTCTTTTAAATCCGCAATATCTTGAGCTTTTAAGGAAGTCATAACTACTCCTGTAGCTCTATTAACAAATTTTATAGATTCTGTAGTTACAAAAAGATCTCTAAATGGGTGAGAAGGAGAACCTAAATCCCAACTACCTGAACCTTCTGGAATTATAGAACCTGTTACTTTTAATGATATTAAATTAGCTGGCACTTGAGAACCACTATAAGTTGAACCACTAAGTACAAGAGTTCCTGTGTTTGATAATGTATTTGTTATTCCTGTTAAACTGCTACCATCTCCTGCGAAAGCAGATGCTGATACTGTGCCTCCAAAATAATGAGGTCCTGTTCCACTTGCACTTACATTACCTGAGGAGGATATATGACCTGCTGTTGTATTAAATGTTATTGAAGTAGTATTATTGTCTTGAAATTGGACATCACCTGTATCTGAGTCTATTTTTACTGAACCTACAGAATCTAAAGTAATTGTAGAACCATATAATGTATTTAGAAAATCATTATCACCAAACGTAATTGCTGTATTTGTAAGGTTAATAACTGCAGTATCATCAAAATTTCCAGCTGCATCTTCTACATAAATACCTGATGTATTAGGTATTACTAATTTACCTTTTATATATCCTGATGCTGTTATGTCACCTGTTATATTTAAATCGTCGGCAAAAGTTATTCCTGATACATCTTCTCCTGTTGATTCAAAATTATTAGCATATATAGTTCCACTAGCACTTATATTACCACTAGCTGTTATATGACCATGTGTTATAAAAGAAGATGCACTTACAGAAGCTGATATTATTTCTATTCCTGTTGCTTTTAGACTTAAAAAACTGTCTATTAAATCCCCATAATTAGCTTCACTAGGTATGTCTCCTGCTTCAAAATATGATTTTATTACTTTTCTTGTTCTTTGTGCCATTTTATGATATTTGGTTTGTTGTTTGTATTTTCTGATAACCTATACCTGTTCCTGTTATTTTTATGTTTTGATCTCCCGCTTCTTCTCTTATTTGTTCTCTGGTTTTAACTGGATCAAAAGTATTAATTACGTGAGTACTAAAAGATACTGTTGATTTACTAAAATGCTTTTTAGGTTGAGAACTTAAATGAGCATTCATAGCATCTGGTACTATATATCCTTGTAAAGTTAAACCAAAATCTGTTTTTACTACTCTGTTATCCCCCTGAGATAATTCTACTCTATTTGTAAAAGTATCTATTCTAGCCATAAATTTAAATCTTTCTGGATCCCCCCAATAAGCATCTGATGCATAATTTATTGCTTCTACTATTTTATTCATTTGTGCTACATAATCTGTCCATATAGTAAAAGAATATTTCATATTAACATAATCAGGAATTATTACATTATGAAATTGTCTTTGAGGTAATCTATTTTGTAAAACAGAAAAATTATCGTATTGATTTCTTTTTGTATATTTTATTTGAAAAGTTTGATAAAGATGAGGATTATTAGCATCCATTTTATTTCCAAGATCTCTTCTTTTTTCAACACTGTCCCTTTTAAACATAATAAGAGGTACTTGAATTTTACCTTCTTTGTCTCTATAAAAACCATCTCTTTGAACTGATTTCCATCTTTCTGGAGCTCCATAAATTAAAGGGACATTTGCTCTATCTCCATTTAAAACAACAGAAGGTTTAATTACATTATTAAAATAATATGCTATAGCTTCATCGTGATCTTGTAACCCTATAGAAATATCTTTAATATTATCATCATCACGTCTTGTTATAGCTCCTCTATTTATAGGTGTTTTTTGTGGTTGACGGTTATTAGGAGATAATCCTTTTAAAGGAAATTCATTATTTTCAATAGTACCTATTCCTGCTTTTTTTGTTTTTTCAGACAAAGATTCAACCTCATGTTTAGGAGCTTTTAAATTTTCTCTTAAACGTTCATTTAATCTTTTTGGTATAGGTCTATTAAATTCTGCCATTATTAATATAAATTAGCTATTCCGTCTGTTATTTTAGTAGTAGTTGGATATTTTCCTCCTCTTAAAGGTATTAAATTTAATTTTTCTATTCTTGATATATGAGTACTTAATACAACTGAATGACTATTACCAAAATCACTAGCTCCTGTTGATATTGCATAGTCAGGATCTTTACCATATAATATTTGGTTTTCTACTCTACCATCTACTTCGTAAAAATTATTTCTAAAAAGTAATACATCTCCTACTTCTGGTATTAAATTTATATCTTTAAGTTCTTTTTTTAAAAATTTAAAAGTAACAGTTTGATTAACATCAGATCCAAAATCATCAGATGACCATGCTTGATCTCCTCTATCTATTAATCCTGCTATTCTTACGGGTTCATAAAACATTTTGCCCATAGCTTCTCCATAAACATTAGCTGTGGTTTTTTCAAGAACAAATTTATAATATCCTACTTCTGTTTGAATAATATCATTAACTAGCTCCTTACTTACTGTATTAAAAAGTGATATGTCTCGTGAACCTCCAAATAAAGCCATTATAATCGTCTTAAAGTTTCTAACTTAAATTTAACATTTTTTAACCCATTTATTCTCATATCAGAAGTCTTTAAATCAGAAGTTAACATATCTTTTTTCATTTTTATAACATCTTCTTTAGGATTTCCTCTAGTAATAAATTTTATTTTTACTCTTGTATATTCAATTTTTTCTTTTTGAATATATTCTTCAGGAGTAATATTATTTACAATTGTTACTTTTTCTAATCCTCTAATTTGATCTAATATATTTGTAATACCTATACCTCTATCAGACATAAGAGATGCCTGTACTTGGTATGTATTCATTACTTCACTTAATATATTTTTTAATTTTATCATTATCCTATATAAATATGATATGGTACTTTATAATATGTTTCTTGTGTCTGTTGTGCTTCTTGGTTTTTTCTTTCAAGTTGTTTTAATCTTGTTGTTTCTTCTAATAATTTTTGTAATTCTTCTATTAAAGCTGTTTTTTCAGCTGAAGCTTCTCCTAGTAATCTACCATAATCTAAAGTTGTTGTATCTCCTGGAATAGGGACAGATTGGTATTTACCTCTTATTCCTCCTAACATTTCTTTAGCTAAAGCTAATGCATATCTTCTAATCCATTGTCTTCCAGGTTCATTTATATAAGTGTAAGTTGGATTAGTATAAGGTACATTTGATATATCAGTTATTAAATTATTTGCTGTATTTTTAACAGGGGCGTTAGCTACTGATTGTACTACATATTCAAAATGTAAT